GATTTACTTGACGAATAAATAAACCGAAGTATATTATTATTATGCCTAACTCAAAACAACGTATTACCAAGCGTGCTCATAAGAAGCGTGAAGAACGCATGAAGCGCAATCGTATTCAGAGCCTTATGAAGGCTCGTGTTGGTACACTTCGCAGTCTTGACGCGAGTGGACAACTTCCTGTATGTGTCAAGGAAAAGAGACTGCCCAATGGCTAAAACTGCCACAATGATGTCGTTTGATGAACTTCGAAAGAAGTATGATCATATTGATTGTTTTTTCACATATTATAATGGAGAGAAATCTTCCTTTGATTTTTATGGCACTGATGCAAATGGAACTGAGGTTCGTATTTCCATTGGTGGATGCCCTGCATGGATCAAGACCATTGAGTTTGGTCCTAAAGATCCTATAAATATTAGTGATTCAATCGAACGTCATGTTCGGTTTGTCTCTGTAACCGATAACCGTGGTAAGCAAGTTTACGAACAATTTTTTGATGTCTAAAGGAAACTAATGGGAAATTCAGATCATAACGATTTTAGAAATTGGCAAAATGGTGACGACAGCGAAGAGAACAATCCTCATGATGGATTCTTCTTCTTTGGTAATACAAGTCCAGAATTTAAGAAGATGTGGGATCAAATGCGTAATGGTGAGAACCCTGCAGACAGTCTTCGGGACTATCTTAACATGGATGATATTTTGAATCAATGGAGTAAAGAAGATAAAAAGAAATACTCCAATCCAAATAAGTTTAATCCAAACAATCCACCAAAGCATTCTCGTAGACCTATTCGTCATAAGCCTAAGACTACGCCGTTTAGTCAAGAAGAGTATTTTAAACTTATTGAAATTCGTGGATACCTTGCTATAAAGGAACAGTTTGCACACGTCAAGGCATTAGATAAGTTACTTAATCAAATAGTTATTAAACCAATAGATAATCCAGGAGAATTTCAATGACATATATTGCAGGTGAAGCATATCAAAAGGGATATGCAGCCCGTATGGGTGGTGCAGAGAAAGCATCAAATGTTTATGAGTCTACCAGTGTTTATTGGCAAGAATGGGCTACTGGTTGGGATGATGCCCACACGAAGGTAATAACAGAAGCCAGACAAAATGCTGGTTGTTCAAAGCCTAAGTGTTGTAAGACATTTATTCAGGAATAAAAAAATCCCCGAAAGGGGATTTTTACTTATTTTGGATATTTTTGTTCTAAAGTTGAATCATGACTTTCAGAGTTAAATGGTGTCATACGAATGACACCTGCATTTTTAACTGCTGGATGATCACTATTATATTTTGTTTGAATATTAATTTCAGATCCATATGATCCACCACGTTTTGGCGAATCTGGTGTTTGTACTCTACTCTTAAATCCACTTCTAATAAAAGATATACGATTATCAGATGGATTAGCGAGACCAGTGATAGTCAATCCCATTGATTTTGCTAATGCTTCGTGTTGTTTATATACAGGATGATCTACATGGGGTGCAGAAGAAATTAGTTCTATTCCATGATGGTTTCCCAATAGCATCATTCCACCAATGTGTTGAAACCCAGTATGTGCCATCTCATTTGCTTTAGTTCTTGCTTCGGTTCTAGAAAACTGTTGCGCCATAAGAGAACCAACCAATTTAGTGTGTCCTGCTAATGCTTTTAAAAATTGTGATTTAAACTCTGGAGTATGTTCATCTGTATAACTTATCCACTTTTTAATATAAGATGATTCACTATTAGCTTTCCGGCTTTGTCCTGTAGTATAACCTAATTCTATAGGAATTAAATTTTTATTATGATTTATTACAAGATCTCTTCCACCGGCTCCTCTATGTATTGAAAATTCATTTTCTTTTAATTTTGTATGTTCTTTTTGAACATCATTTCTAACAAAACCATGTTGGGATAAATGTTCTACTACATGATGCAACATGTGAATTTCTTTTTTCTCGTTTTCTTTATTATTAGAAATAATACCGTCCTTTGCATCATTCACGATTTCGGATGATGTTGTCTTACCATCATTATTCAAATCAGAATTAGATGGATTGAGATCTATATTCTCTTTCAATTGCTTTTTTTTAGGTACTGTATATGTTTTACCAGATTTTGGTTCACGAACAGTTAATGTAGAATTTGGGTTGCGTGCACCAAATCTTCGTAGGTAATCTATTTCAGAAAGTTTGTTTCCTACAATCCTTTCATAATCGGTAACAGACACATCAAACATATGGTAGGGGTCTGTACTGATTGGTTGTTTTCTTCGTTGCAGAGGCACCATAGGAGGATCCATACCAGAAACCCCTCCCTGATTGTATCCTGGTGAATCACCGGCTACAGCCATTCCTCCCGCAGACATGTCCTCTAATAATTCAAGATAACTTGTCGAGGTATTACATTCTACACAAATCAAACCTTCCATTAAACCATGAAATTGTTCGGAAGTAATATTGAAATGTTCTGCTTCTTCAGCAAATAAATTTAATGTGGAAACATAATTTTGCAATTGATATTTGGTTACACCATATGGTAATTGCTCAAATATTTTCTTTAATTTAATTACAAAATATTCAAAGGTATCAATGCTACTTTCTGGTTTAAGTAGATTTCCTTTTTCATCAATGTTACCAGCACGGTACGCGGCAAAGGATGTATATGGCTGTGTTACTGCCTCTGCAAATTTATAAAAATAAAAAGAGGGTACAATAGATCCGTAGTTCATATCAAATATTTAGAAAAAAGACCAAGGTTTATTCGCCTCGGTCCATCAAATACAGTTTTCTATCAACTCGTACATCTGTATTCAAAAGTTTATAATCAGTTTCTTGTATCATTCCAATATTAAATTCCAGGTATACTAAAAAAGACTTCAAATATGAATGAAGTCTGGGTTCTAGGCTAAAAAATAAAATACGAGAAGCATTGGTATCACCAAAAACATTTTTAAAGACAATCAAATGGTTTAATATAAGGCGTTCACGAATTGACTTTAATGTTTTATGCTTATGAATTTTTTGAATAAGTCTTTTAATATACTTAATTCTCTTTAAATCATCAATAAATTCATTTTTTCCAGAACATTCTGAATTAAAATAATATTTCTTACAAAAAGAGAGAAAGTTCTCTTCTGTTAATAATTCAGAATGTTCCATTAAATTAGTGATTGCAGCCACAGTCTGGGGTTACTCCATTATCAACGTCACGAATGCTGTTTGGATCAGCAGGAATAATCATTACTGTTAACTTTCTTAACATATTAGAACCACGTTGAATGTTAACAAGAAGATCTAAAGAATGACCAAGCTTTTCTTTGATTCCATCGCCTTGTTTGAAGCCCATTTTATTGACATCATCATATGGATTTTGACCATATACACCCAATTGTGGGCTACCATACTGAACAAGTTGGAAAATATTATCACCATCATTAAGTGCAGTTTTCATTTCAAAATCAAAACCAAAATGGCTTAATTTTTGTTTGATAACACCCAAGACTTCATCAGGGTCAACATAGTCTTTTGCAGAAAATGCTTGTAACATGGCATTGATAGCATCAATAGACCGTGGTAGTTTAAGATTGAATGTACCTTTGTTACTCAAGGCACTTGCCCCAAACTTACCTTGTGGATCTCCGATAAAGAGACCACCACCAAAGGTGGCTTCAGGTGCATTTTCTTGTAAACTTTGAATTTTGGTTAATAGTTGTTTAAATTTCATGGTGTTCCTTTTATTTAGGTATTCTTTTAATTAAATTTTGTTAAGCGACCATATAAATTGGGATTATATACAATTTCATTCAATGAATTTAATGTTTCATCCACTACCAATTTTTCAACCTTTTTTCTAATATCGCTTTTAGGTTTCTCTACGTTTTCCTTTAACATTGCAGTAACAGATTTATTACTCCAGGTTTTGCATGCCCAATATTTTGCTTTCCAACGAGGACCCGGAGTATCACAATTGTGTCTAGCCCGGAAATTTTTTCTACGTTCTGGGTTATCTCTTTTGATTTCCATATTTGGATCACCAAAATTTACTTTAACCACATTACCTTTATCATTTTTTACATAGACTTTATACTTTTTAACATCACCTTGCATGATTTTATTAAGTTTTATTTTTTTATTGGTATCTTCATGTAGTTCCAATAATTCATCATACTCAACGCAATCAATATCTTTAAAATTATTAACTAGACCCATTGTAGTATCTGGTGTAAAGTCTTCAGACAACTCTTCATTTGTGTCACTTGTCATGTATACTTTATAAATGCCTTCATTAATTTCAATTGCATCAATCTCAAATACTTCTCCACTTTCATTTATGATAACATCAAATGGATGAAGATCTTTTGCTTCAATAGAAGCAAAATTCATTTTAAAGACACGTCCAAAACTTTCTACGATAAATTTAGTATCAGTAGACTTTTCTTGAGTGATTCCACGAGTAATAAAGATAGGCTTTTTATTCATTTCCAGTTGTGATTTTGTTTTTCACCTTTATGATGACCATTGTCAGAACGATTAGATGACTTACTTCTTGCACGTAGATTATTTATACCGTTTGATCCACCCGAACGTATTGGTTTCTTATGGTCAATATCTTTACCATCTCCAACCTTAGCACGACCCTTTTTCTTCATTAATTCTCTAGCACGGGTTCTTGCTGCGCGTTCTTTCTTCTGTTTTGGTTTACCGTGATAATTGCGGTATTCCATTTTATAATCTCTTTTGGCTTCTTCAGAAATAATCTGTTCGATTAATGAGATTTTAAATGGATGCTCAGATGCACGGAAAACCATTCCAGATAAAAGACTTTTTAATATATTTTCATTCTTGTTTTCTGTTAAAACATTTTGATTTTCAATAAGGCTTGCTTCTTGATTTGTTAAAAGATTAACTTTAACTAAACTTGATAAAACAAAATTATTAGATAATGATTCAACCAATAAATTGTTTAAGAAGATATAAGTTTCACCCATCAATTGGTTTGATAATCGGTCTGCACGAACTACAGGAATCTTAATTACTTTCTTTCCAATACGAACATAATTGTATTCAATAGAATTGATATCATCTGGTTTAAATCCAGGAATCAAACTTGCATTGAATTCAAAATCCATATTGGCTTGCATATACTGTGATACAACATCCATAGGATTAATTGTATTAGTTTGAATCATCATTTGTTTTAATGATGGTGCCTTTTCTTTTTCTACTTTCTTTTCTTCAATCAAAGCTCTCCATTTTTTCAAATCAGCTATAGACTTTGATTTGTAATTGGAAACATTTTGAGAATCAATCGGATTGGTAGAAGGTTTAACATTTAATACAGCATTATTTGAAATTTCACCAATGTATTGATCACTCAAGGCAAAGATACCGTTTGCAGTTACTAAATGATTTGGTTGAGCTTCTGGTTTCTTTAAACCGTCACCGCGCAAATAAGACCGAAGAATGGTATTAGCAATTGAATTACCTAAAGGTGATTTTCCAGTATCAGTATCCTTTTTAAATAGCTGCTTACTAGATTTTTGAATTTCTGTTGTATAGTTTTCAAGTGATGCTGCAGGATTAAGATTTCCTTCTTTATCCAACACCATACCAGCATCTGTACCATCTCCCAGAATTACAGGAGTTTTTTGCAATTCTTTAACATACTTTTCATTTTGAAGAATTATCGGTAGTGATTCAGCAGAGATAAGAACTTTAGAAACCTTTGCACTTTTCTGATCAATTACACCAAGCATCTTTTTAACACCAGGATCTTGTTTTAATAATTCGGGATTAGCAAAAGCAGTATTAAGGGCTGTAGAAAGTAGCCCTTTAAATAATTTATTACTTTGATTAAGTTTATCAGTTGAAACTGTAAATTCTCCACCAGCCTCAATCTTGAATTTATAATCACCGCACTTCATGTCTACCGAACCTTCAGTGTATGCTTGCTTATCATTACCTTCAGCAGCAGAAAGAAGATTGTTTAAACACTCATCTCCAACCTGTGATAAAATCTTACTGGCTTGAAGATATGCTCTTTTAGTAAAATCAGTAGATCCAGGATTTAAGGTTGCAAAGGTTTGCATTTCCTGTTCACCTGCTCCAACTTTAAGTTTACTTAAAAATAATATAGCATTCAATACCTGTTGATTAAATGGTAAAGACGAAATTGGACTAATACCAAATTTCGCACTAATACCTTCAAATGTATAGTTATCAAAATCCTGATTGCTCGGAGGATTTCGAAGTTTCTTAAAATAGTCGTCCCGCATTTCAGGATCTAGTCCAGCCAGTTGTTCTGCTGACATTTGACCCATTGCATTAAACATTTCTTGTTTAGAAAGCCTGCGGGGTTTTTCTTCTTCACTATCGCCTTTGGATTCTTTTTTTCCTTCTGGTTTTTTGGAAGAGGAGTCTTTAGAAGATTTAGTTTCTTCTTTCTTTTGTTTCTTTTCTGCACTACCACCTTTGGATTTGGTATCGCCTAAAAGAAGTTTGGATGCTCTTGTTTGTTCAAATTTTGGATCAGCTGCTGCTTTTTTAGCATCTTCCAAAGTAATTTGTTCACCTCGGGTAAGATCTTCGTGTTGTTGTTTATTAAACGAATCTTTAAAAATTAATTGAATTTTACCACTTTTGGTACGAACCAATAAAACTTCTTTAACTAACTCTGGTTTTGATTTTTTATCACGTGGAATTTCACGAGCACGTGCATCGCGCTTTCTTGCCGCATCTTTGGCTTTTTCATCTCCAGAGGATCCCTGTCGCTTATCAGCACTCTTGGCTTCACCAGTAGTTCTGAAGGAATCGCCTTTTTCTCGAGATTCTTCTACAATGAGTTGAAGTAATTGTTTAAAGTTCATTTAAAATATTTATGAACTAAAATAACCCTATGTTATGAAAATGGGGTATGAAGTTTAAAATTCTTTACAGTTTTGACTTTTCCATTTACTAATTTATACAAACTACCCGGAAATATACGATTTTCTTTAGCAAATTGTTTAATATTGGTTACCGTAATAACCTCATTGGTGTCTATATTTTGCAAATTTACTATTTTTGGAACAGCAATAAGGTTTTTTTTAACTTCTTTGGCTTTCACATGCTGTGCAACTGAGTCTTTTACAGGTCTCAATTCTACAGCTGTCCACCCTTTATAGGTTTTTCTTTTTCCATTTAATAGTTCACAAATTTTACCAGATGTCATACCCTGGGATTTGGCAAATTCAGCCATGTTAGAAAAGAACGCCTTTTCATCCGTATGAATATTTTTTAACCAATAACCATTTTGTTGTTGTACAGGCGAGACCCAAATCCATATCTTATTTTCTAATCTAAAGAATCCACCGTACTGCTCAACAAAGTTCTCTCTTGCTGTTTTAGCTCGAGAATTATCATTCATTTGAATCCAATATCTAGATCCTTTTTGATTGACTGCTTCCTGTGGTGTGGTTATCTTAATGTATTCCAACTTCACTCCTATAATGGTTTATAGCCTTTTTAAGTTTTTTAACATACTTTATTGGATTATCTTCAAATACCTGGGATAAACCGTCTTCGCAGGCAATCATAATAACAAAATTATCTACAATCACACCGGTTCGTTCTTGGTACATTAAAGCATATGCCGTAGCCTGTAGAAAATAACTTTCTACATCTTGTTTTCTTTTTTCTTTGGTACTGGCTTTAAAATCGATAATCGAAAGTTTACCATTATATTCCGCAATACAATCGGTTCGCCCAGCAAGTCCTAAAATTTTAGACCATAGAGGAGTTTCAATTGCAGCAATATTATCAATATTATCCAGTGCTGGTTTTAATAAATTAAACAAAGCCTTAAAATTTGGAAACATATTTTCCATATCTATGTCTTCATTTTTAATATAAGATTCGATAATGGAATGAAATTTGGTTCCTCGTGCTAAAACTCTTCGGCTTTCTTCTGGATTTTTTCTTCTCCATTCAGCAAAAAAGTTTTGCTTGCCATAGCCAACAACAGTGGTTACACTAGGAAACTCACCATCTGGAGTACTATAGAAACGCTTACCGGATTTTTGTATTTCTGTTAATGAATCGGTAGTTTCATTAATATTATGTTTGAATTGTTTATATATTGTCACAAGAATATTATATCACAGAATTATTAAGATGCAATCTTTTTTCCTTCAGCACTTCCAAAGTCTTTAACTCGTTGAATTCTTGGAGTTTTTAAAGTTTCTGGACTAACCATAGATGGAATTTTTGAAATTAAAACATCTGAACTAGATTTACTAGGACGATATGTATCTAGAAAAAAGCGTTTAATATCTCCCGGCAAAGACAATAATGTTGGTAGAGCTATACCAGTTTTTATTGCTATATCTATTAATTTGTCTTGACCCCAATCTAATATATTCCCTACAACAGAATCATCTGGTGCTGGTTGATTTGGGGTTTCAGGAACTTCTTCTGTTTCTTTTTCAATAAGATAATATCTTTCAGATAAAATTTGTTCTACTAATTTATTTTTAAGCATAAAAAATCCTTAACTTAACCGAGAACCACTAGAATATTTAAATTCATTGGTTTTATTTGTACGAGGATTGCCTAATGAATTTATTGGTGGTAATACAGAACCCTGAAAACCTCCAGAAGATGCAGATTGCGTACCCTGAACTGAACCCATTTGACCAAGGCTAGCTGAAGTAGCTTTTTGATTTTGTTGCGCCATTGCAGATTGTAAAGTCTGTTTTTCTTGACGTTGTGGTCCGGGAGCCATTCCCATATTTGAGCTACCACGATATTGTCCTGCACTTGGACCACCAGAAGTTCTATTTCCCATAGATGTATTTGATGAAGCAAACTGAGGCACGGTAACTGGATTAGATACCTTTGGAGTATTCATAGTTACTCTATCATCCATACCTTGATAATTTTCTGGGTTTGCACTTGCTTTATCATCTGCAGCACGTGGATTAAATACTCGTGCACCACTTTCACTTCTATTTGGTAAATATGTATTGTCATTAGGAGCATTTGTAGAAGCTGGTTCTGAAGAAGTGTAGGTTCTTACATATGGTGTATTTTTAGCAGGTACACGGGAAGGTGGTGCAGTTCCTGCAGGTGCAGGTGTGGCTGGTGCTGTTCCAGGAGCAGCTGAAGAAGGTGCCGGAGTTGCTGGGGCTGTTCCTGGAGCAGCTGATGCTGGTGCCGGGGCTCCAGGAGCGGTTGAAGTTGGTGCTGGTGTGGCTGGAGCTGCCCCTACTCCTGCTCGTTTATTAATTAAGTCTGCACGACCTTGATTCAGAGAACCGTCAGCTGTTGCTAATATTTTAGAATTAGCACGCAACGTTTTAGTATCAGTAGATGTATCATCCACTTGTCCAAATAATCTTCCAATACCACCAACAGCACTATTAATAGCACCAGATACTATGCCTTGATTGTCGGTATCTGCCATATCTGCAGCTTTTTGAAAAACTCCTCTTTCACCTTTTTCTCTTATTTTAAGATTAGACGCAGCAGCATTTCCTCTTACTGTTATTTCTTCATCTGACATTTCTGGTGTAGACTCAGGTTTAAATCTTCTACTAGTTGATACATCTGCTTGTGGTCTTGGAGACATTCCCATAAAAGCTTCATTTAAATTAAATGGATTTGTGCTACCATTTTTTGTATATGCAATGTGCCCAGGATTATTCTTAGCTTCTAAAGACTTCATTGCGTTCAGCATTGAACCAGTAGCATCAAAAACATTTGAATGGCTCGGTGGTTTTGCTTGACTAAATGGTTTATTTTCATTCATTACACTGGCTGCGACATCGCGTAATGAAGAAGTTTTCACAGGAGGAGGAATCATATTAGGGGTTCCTTGGAAGAATTGCTTGACTTCCCAGTATAATTGTCTATCTTGTTTATTATCCATGGTTATCAAATATTTAGACTTTCATAAATACTTAAAAGGCATGAATAAACAGGTTCTCTTGTTAAACCAAGACAGCAGCCCACTCAATATTATTACTATTGGGAAAGCCTTTAAATTATTAATCCGTGATAAGGTCTATTGGGATGCATCTAACGAAGATTGCCATGAAGTTGTTTCAATCTCTAAAATTATTAAAATTCCCAAAGTCTTGATTTTAAAGTATTATGTAAAATTACCATACAGAAAAGCTCCACCATCTCGTAAAAATATCTTTAGAAGAGACAATTATTGCTGTCAATATTGTGGAATGACTTTACATAATGAGAATGCAACTATAGATCATATTACTCCCAAATGTAAAGGTGGATCTTCCTCTTGGATCAATATGGTTACCTCATGTAAAAAATGTAATCTTTTCAAAGGAAGCAAAACTTTAAAAGAAGCAAAAATGGAATTAAAAAATAAACCAAAAGAACCATCGTATGGTTTCTTGTTTGAATCTATGCTAATTACCTTTAGGAAACAAAAGAATGCCTAATTATTCGTACATCTGTTTAAACTGTGATCATACATTTGATGAAACTCACCTCATGAAAGATCATGATAAGCCAATGAAAAAGCCTTGCCCAAAGTGCAAGAAAAAGAAAGTTGAAAAAAACTGGAGTCTACAGGCTAATGCTGTTGCCGTAGATTCTACTATGTCACCAACCAAGGTTATGGGTGGTGCATGGAAAGAAGTTATGGATCGAATCAAGACCAATGGTCAAGTTCCAAAGCGTTTTCATGAACGCTTGGATCGCTCTACAGATTTCCGTAATGGAAGTGTATTTTAAGTTTTTGATTCTATCAAAGCCTTTAAAACATAATAACTGTCAATAACATCTGTAACAGGATTACTTAAAGTTTTTTGACCAAACACCGATAATAAATTGGTGTTTGTTTCTTTGCTGAAGGTCTCGTACATCACCTGTTTATCAGCGTTACCTTTACCTGTGGCACATTTCTTGACCTTTGCTGGCTCAATGATGGTCACAGGAATGGCGTGTTTGTAGAGCTTGTATTTAAGAAGACCCATGTTTTCAGCTAAATTAAATACTCTGCCTTTAGCACCATATGCATAACCTTCCATACCAACATCAGCAGCACCAATACAAAGATTAGTTGCCCATTGAGATATGGTGTCAAATCGATCTACATCTTGGACATATTCCTGAAATGATTCACCAGTAATATTTGGTGCGATCTTATCAGCATATTTTTTAGTATTGGTAAGGTAATAAAAAAAACAATTATTAAACTTGAATGCCTTACGTTCATCAAATAAACATAAGCAAGGGCAAGTTATTGAATAATCGATTCCTATTAACATGTTGTACATAGATATTTATTCCAAAAATCAAAACCAGTAATACAATTCTTGTTTCATAATATTATCTATCTATGGACAATATTATGCAGGAACAATAATATATTGTGGTGGTGTAGAAATATTACGCTTTATCCACATACCATATCCATTTAATGGATCGGTGCAGTCAACTATTACTTGTTCAGGAATATCAGAATCTGATCCTACTCTCTGGAAAACTATTGTATTGTTAGCACGTACATGGGCATGTGAGGCAGTTATTCTCCAAAGATACTTATTGGATTTTAATAATTTTCCACCACTTTTAACAACACCTTGAACGGCATCAACCAAAATAAGTCTATCTACTACTGAATTTATATCACCTGTACTATTAGAACATGCTCTGGACTTTGAATCATTACTTATGACACGCCATGCATCTAATGCAGCTTGAAGTCTTAGTGTATAAAATTCAATATATGGATATTGGAATAATATGGTATACAAAACTCCATGGAGAACTGTATGATAGAAAAATTCATACCAATATCTACCACTACCGTTTGTATAATATCCCATGCCAGGACCAAACCAGGGTGTATGTGTTTGCCAGAATGAAGGGTCTGTTCTAAACATATGCCGTACCCATTTTACATCATCTATAAATTGTTTGTGTGTTACTTTTGAAGTCCATAATGGGTCACTATTATCATTAGCATACCGCACAAGAGTACCTGGTCCAGTATATGTTAATTGATTGTGTCCACACCAACTATATCTTTCTCTGTCTGTTGTTGGGTTTGATACGTAACCAGATATATAATTCAAATCACCTGAGTTCCATATTATATTACCATTATTACCATAAAAACCTTTACCTCCGCTACATGCTGTAAAAGTAGGATTTAAAAATACATTATCATTAGAATCTCTTGCATATTCCCCTTCAATTTCATCAATTGGAAAATTTTCATAATTTGAATAAATACTATTTTGAAAACGAGGAATTGAAGTAAATGCTTCTGTAAACGCTCGTGTTGAATAATAACCATTTACCAATTCATGCAGGGCACCATCTAATGCTGCGCGTATATATATTTCGTCGGTTTTTACAGCTTGAGATTTTGGACCACCTGGACCATAAAAACTAAACTGTCTATAATAGTCAAGACCAGCAATTTCAAAATCTCCTGGATGTGTTATACCATACCATGATTGTAATACTTGTTCAGCCGAGGCGGTTAAACTAGGTTGATTGGTAAAAGTTTTATAATAATCTAAGAAAGATCCTGCAACTGATTTGTTATTTTGTGGGTTTATAAAATTATTAAATCTTGGATCGTGCATGTAAGCAGGAATAATTCTGGCATCTAAAGTCCACCCACCACTTGATGGAAAATTACGAATTGGATTACCAGAAAGATCAAAATCACCTGGTTTTACTAATCCATATCCTGTGTTATAACCCTGTAAACCATACAAAGGATCTGTAGTTTCATGATCGTCGCAAAAATAATTAATATTAACATTCTGTGTATTAGCATAATTTAATACAGAAACCACGGCTTGTTTTACATCTTCATATTGAACATCAGTCCATGGATTTAAAAAACGACCATTAGAATAAGTAAAACCATCTGCGGTTTGTTTATAATAATTGTGTTTATCAATCGTCCACGAAGTCATTTCATCCCACAGATAATAAACACTTACAACTCTGCGACTATCTGGGACTAATGTTATTTGACCAATCAAATTTGCTAAATTAACACTAGATGCATTTTGTTCATTTGCTAACCTAAAACCATTGTTGTTATTTCCAGACAAAGCGATCATAGGAACTACAGCAAAATTAGTATCTGTTTGCCATGTTGGACTATTTACAAATGTTGTTGCCCATACAGTATAATCTAATGCAGAAGTTGGTTCTGGTAATATTGTATCTGGAATAATATCTGATGTTATAGATGGTGAACCAGTGTTATAATCAAAATATTCATTACTTAGATATAATAGTTGTTCAATAGTCTTTGCAATTTTACCAAATGAATCCATCCACTGATCGGTACTTTTACTATAATAAAATACCCCAAATGGAGTAATTTGCACAACCCAATCATTTACTTTTTTATTATCTACTTTAACATTGTTAAAAATTCTATTAGATATAGCAGAATATTCTTTTTTTAAACTTTCAGATAAAGTTTTTGTATCTATTTTTTTTATTTCTTTATACTGATTTTTAATATCCTGTGATACTGGAAGGTATCTTTTTTCAATTCCTTCTCGAATAATACCAAATCGTTTTATAAAATCATCATTAGGATGTGACATATGAGTATTTATGTCAAATATTGATTCTTACCTCGGTCAGAGATGATGGTTCCTTAGTAATACGATGGAGTATACTTCGAATGGCTCCAAAAGGATTACGAGGATTAACCATCACCTCTGCCTAAAATATTTAGAATAAAAAATCCCCTTTCGGGGATTAATTATTATAGATTTTAAACTCCTCGGACTGGACTCGAACCAGTAACCTGGCGGTTAACAGCCGCCCGCTCTACCATTGAGCTACCAAGGAAAGTGATTTACACTATCTGACATCCACCTGCACTGCAGGCAAACTCCTTACCAACTTCTGTGTTATCTTCTGATTCATACTTCATCAGATCATTGAAGTTAACCTTGACCTTTGGATGTGCTGCATATGTTGCAGAATCAATTTGCTCAAACGGTGCCTGAGCATATGTATGATTATCACCACCCGGTAAGAATGCAATACCGGTTGCCATATCAAAGTTCTCCCACAACCAATTACCTACTTCAAGGAATTCACTATCCTTATAGTTGACGGTAACAGAAGGTTTGTGATGGCAGTAATGTTCTTGATATGTTTTCCACAAATCAAGGTGATCAAGTGCACGAAGATCTTCTGTAGTAACAGTACCACGAGGAGCCTTCATTGCAAAAGTAAATACGGCAGTAGAAGTTGGGTTTATCACATCATCCTCGCACGGGACTCCTTGATCCTTCATCAAGTTATACAAAGGATCTTTCTTGTCCAACCGTATTCTGCGGAAATAATAATCCGCATAGCGTGGATGTAAACCCGAAGCGGAATCCACCAAGCAAGAAGTAGTGCCTTCTGGCTTGACGCAAGTGATTGACTTGCTAGGATTAATACCCAACTTCTCTGCCCATTTGAGATTTGTAGCCGTTGCATGGTCACGAAGATTCTCAAGAAGTCGAACTAATTTTGGCTTACCTTCAAGACCACTGGTAAGTTTATTATCAAAAATTCCTGTCATTGAAACACCAAGCAATCTTTCCTCTTCACAGTTCTTCTTCCACTCAGGACGAAGATAAGGAAATTTCACAAAAGTAGACTGCACAGTCCCAATAATAGTGGCAATTTCAATCTTCTTCTTTAGACTTGCTGCAGTGTCGTCGATACGAACTACCACCGTTGAAAGATTGCAAAATTCAAAGGGTCTTAGAATAATTTCTGCACATGGATTGGTACCATATTCGCAGTTTTCATCCCGTCCCCACTTCGCTGCTTGCTCCTGTAGAGCCCTACGATTGATCATGCCGCGTTCTCCGCTGTGAGAGTTGTACAGAGAGGTCCACTCCTCAAGAAACTGTCCCATGGGGGGTCTACCACGATAAACTGCTGAATTATTGGCGTAAGACCGGAATCCGGCTTGTTCCCACCACGCACCTGACTTGCACATGGCAATTTCACGGTCTCCCAGGTCACTGAGCGAGATCATAGCGGATCTACGGACTCCACCTACTATTACGGCATTAGCAATGGCACAGCAGGTGTCATGGCATTCTAAAGCAGAAAGTTTACGTCCCTGTGCATTATAGAAGACCTTGACCAAAAATTTGAATAAATTGTCTAGTGGAGCAGGACCAGAAGCACGACCACCAAAAGTCTTTAGTCGTGTACCAGAGGCTCTAACCTTTGACAAGTCCCATTTAGGGTGCTTACCAGCATAGAGGTCATTGAATAAGGTTTTGAGAGCATTTCCCCAACCTTCCTTTGAATCTTCAACAACGATTACCTTATCAAAATTCTTTACAATCTTGTTAGCAACAGTTGGAAGTTTATCGGTGTATTGACGCTCTACAGAATATCCAGTACCTGTGCCATTCATAAGAATGACAAATAGTTCTGCAAAAGATTCAACAGAATCAATTGGAAGATATGAGCAGTTATACAAACAAGTATTATCGTGATCAAGAGCAATACCTGCAGTCATCAAACTTCTCATTGAAGGAAGAACTTCAAGGTTTAAAATTGCTTCTTTTACATCAGGTCTTTCTGACAATGATGGAACCTTATCGGTGAAATAATTCCACCAACGGTCTACACATTCATCCCAACTCTCACGGCGATTCTGTGAAGGAAGCCAACGAGAATAACGAGAAATAAAAATAAAAGATTGAAACGGTGTTAAAGCATCTGCCATGTAATGAACTCCTAGTGGGTGTCTTATTTAGTTGTTAGAGTATGCCACGAAACTGGGAAAAGGGGAGCAATTAATTTGTCAATTGCTTTAGCGAATTCTTGCACTTCCCATTGTGCATGTGCATCGATACGAAGATTATAAACTCTTGCAAATGCATAGAGTGAACCAGTCCATACAAATTCTGTGTATGTACCTTGTGGTAAAATTGATCTTGCTTGTTCAGGTGCAACACCATCTACTAATAGACGATTGTATAGATCTAAACATTCTTTTGCAACACCTTTATATTCATCCCGTAACTTAATACAGGTATCAAGATCTTCAATTGCACCGCTGCTACCTTGCTTGGCTCCATTGGTTGGAGCGTTTCTCCAAAGAGGTACATAGATCTCCGGCTCAAAGGTAACATAGCGGCGACTCACTTCATTCATGACAAGACCAACTTGATGTTTACCAAGTTGTGCACGAACAAAGATGGGGCACTTAATACGAACACTAATCTGCGGATGACAGAATGGTGTGAAGTGATTATGCTTTGCAAGATATGTAATTAACTTTACATCTCTCTCTAGAAGATACGGTTCAAATGGTTCTTCTTTACCGATACGTGGAGTATGGTTTTCCATTGTTCCATAAACACTCTGCTTATTGAATGAAACACGAGCAGCATCTACAACAGATAAATCGCTGCCCATGTGATCAATAAGTTGTACATGTCCATGGTCAAGTACGGTAAGGTTAGTCTGCTCCGGAAACATTGGTACTGTCTGTGTCATCTTCTTCATCCTCATCTGCATCTACAAGTTCAACTCTTACGCCATCAATCTTAGTAAAGTCCGCTGCATATTCTCGTGCACGACCCCATAGTTCGGGATCCATTTCCTTTACATACTCACCGAATCGTTGTACGAAAGTAATGTACGCTTCACTAGCCTTTAAAATATCTTCTTCAGATAATTTGTCGTTTTCATCTTCCATTTAAACCTTCTTCCAGTAAGTATACTTTACTTTTGCTTTAAGTCCAGAATAAACATTGTTGATTATTAGTTTCATGGTCATAGACTCACCGAATGCCATCACCATATCATTAATATCTTTTTTATCAATTTCATTTGGCCAGATTACTACATTTCTTCCAGCCTCAATGTACTTTCCAATCAAGTGAACAATTTCTACATTTCTTGGTTCATTATCAAATATAAACACAACCTTTGATTTGGAGATCTTTTTAGGAAGATCTTCTAACCAACCTGCACCCTGCATTGAAATTCCATTTGGAATAAACATGGAATCAATCGGACCTTCAGTCACATACACAGTATCTCTTGCGTCTACTTTATCTATGTTGTACCATAGACGCTCTTCGCCTTCACGCTTTAAGGTGATATACCTTATCGCTTTCTCTTGCGCTTTTTCTTCGATAATCCTACCTTGCACGCCAATAAGGCTCCCGCTCTCGTCATAGAACGGTATGACGAGCCTACCTTCCTTAGATCCTTCTCTATCGAAAGCAGACATGATTCTACTGAAATCACTGCAGTAATAAAAATTGCAATGCTTTTCTTTTGGAATTTCTCTAGATTGAACATATTTTACCGCCGGATGATCTGCATTGAGTAAGTCAAGCCTTGTTCCGAGATCACTGAACACTGGCTGTTTCTTTTCTGTCTTCGTTGTAACCAACGGTTCTGGATTTTTGTCTTTGAAGTTTTCAAATGC